TTATTCGCCCTCTGTATCCTCTTCTGTATCTTTATCTCTTAACTGTATTAATACATCTTTCAGCTTGTCCGGAATTGGTACGAATACTGCTGCATTTTCCAATAAACTCAATGCCTCATTGCAAATATAGAACATGATTACAACTTCTCTTAACGGGATTGTATTCCCGATTAATTCTTGGATGGAAAAAGACACGGCAATTACAATAAACATTACAATCTTTTTCAGCAGTCCCTTGAATCCGGTTTCCGATGACAGCTTTTTCGTATAAATACCTTTGATCACTCCTGTTATGTAATCCACCACTGCCAGGAACACGATTGTCTTTAAAAGCACGTCCCATCCACCAAGCCAGTATGACAGGACACCTCCGATCAGACCGAACACTACACTGATCCAATTAAAAATTTTATCCATTTTCTTCATATACCTCACTCTTTCTTAATTTTTTTCATAAAAATAAGACCTTACGGTCTCGCTCTGATTTCCATGTATTCACCTTTCTGAATAGAAAAAGAGAGGCGTTAACCTCTCTTGTCTTTCTTTTTCTTCTTTTCTTTAATCAACGGATTTATAATAAGAATTCTCGTTGCACCAAGCATTGCTATTATACATATCACCACAAATACATTCATTTTTACTATTCCCCAAAACACATCATACATATTCTCAGTTGTAAGCTTAAATGTAATATTCGCATTAACCGTAATCAAAGCAAATATTGCGACAAACACAGCTATAATGGATATTATATTTGCATACAATCCATTAACGTTTTTACTTACTTTTTCATATTTTTCTGTCAAATCGTTATAAGTATCTTTCACATTTATAGTTTCTTCTGTAACTACTTTTCGCATGTCAGACACATCTTTGTTGGACATTTCTTCTTCAATATAATAATATTTTTTCCCACTATTTTCAGCTTCAAATTCCGATACAATCCCCTGATCAACTAAATCTCTCACGCAACGTACAGCCGTTCCTCTTGTTATTCGTAATTCATCTGAAATGCTTTTCATCGTCATTGGTGGATTTGTATTTAGTAAATGTTGTATTTCTTTTTTTATATTTCCCATTTCTATCCTCTCCTTCCACCGCTATTATACAGCAGAAGGAATGCGTTTCCAAGAAATATTCATTTCTTGGAAACTACCTCGCATATAATCTCATAATACTTCCTTGGTACAGATTTTATCCCCAGTAAGTAATAATATAATTTATTCTAATCGGCACTGAACCAATATTGGTATTAAATACTGCATGCCAAGCTCTATTCTGATAAGTGCATCCTTCTACATGCACGCCAGTAGCAGCCCCATCACCGTTCGATACCATCACTGCAGTATTTCCATTTGAACTATTGCTAACACCCAACAAACTATTAATTTCTGAGTTGCTAAATAATTGTCTTGATGTTCCAGTCTTGCCAGCAGTTAACACTTTTGTTCCTGCAGTCATCCTGTGTACATTTCCTGGGAAAAAGTTAACTAAACTGCTCATACCTCGGCCGTTTATCCATGTATCTTTATCATCAACTACTAAGGATGGCACTGATGCCGAGCCGGCCTCATGAGATGGCTTCGTTGAAATTCTAGTAGATGAATTTCTAAGATATGTTTCTGTTTCATATACACCTATTTCCAGATTACATATAAATACTTTTGCGCAATCGACACCCTCTCCCAATCGAATTTCATCACCTTTAAAAATCGCAAGTTCTTCCGAACCTCTACGCACCTGTACGCTAGTTCCATCAACGTAAACATTGAATCCAGCAGCATTACCGATCGTAGCGGTTGGAGCATATACTGGTTCTGATGCTACTCTCCAGTTTGTGCCATCATATGTGAAGGTTACTGTTGCTCCATCAGTCCAGTATACATCCCTGACGCCTTGGATATACATTGCTTTTGTACCTGTACCAGCAATGTTAAGTGTTGGACTGGATGCTGTATTTGCATATCTGAATCGTACTGCGACAGTAGCACCGGCTTTGAGGGATAATGTTCCTAATGCAAGAGTTGCAACTTTCGCTACAGTTTCAGATGCGGTATCGCATGTCGCATAGAGCATTTGTCCATCTTTACCAGCTGTTCCTGTCTGCCCTTGTGGCCCCTGTGGTCCTTGTGGTCCTGTATTACCTTTCACTCCCTGAGGTCCCTGAGGACCTGTAGCTCCTGTGGCTCCCTTATCTCCTTTTTCGCCTTTCGCTCCTGTTTCACCTTTGATCTTACTCCATGTATAAGTTCCCACCGTAGTAGGATCCGCCCGATTAAAGTCCGTACACTGTCCAATGTAATCCCCGACTGTTTCTCCAGAATTTGATGTGAATGTCTTACCACCATCATTGGAGTATTTAATGTGCAAGTATGATGTTTTCCCATCTGCACCATTGGTTCCTGGGATTCCCTGTGTTCCCTGTTCACCTTGTAAGCCTTTAAATCTGTACCAGGTATATTTGCTTGGATCTGTCGAATCCGGCTCTGTATAGTCCACATAGGTTCCGATATAGGTATTCGGTATTTCTGACATCTGAGATGAGGTTGGATTCTCTACAGGGGAATATTTTATATGGAAGTAACTGGTCTTTCCGTTCGTTCCATCTTTGCCTGCCGGTCCTTGGGGACCTGTTGCTCCGGTGGCACCTGTCTCTCCTGTTGGACCGGGGATACCCTGTTCACCTTTCTCACCTTGTAACCCCTGCAAGCCTTGTGGTCCTTGTTCACCTTGTGGGCCCTGGGGACCTTGAAATTTACTCCACCGATACTTTGTCGGATCTTCAGAATCAGCTTTTTCAAAATCTGCATACTGTCCCATATATGTTTTCCCGACAGTATCTGTTGTCGAAAATCCAGTTTTTCCATCCGCACTGGTCGCATAAGCAAAATGCACATAACTCGTCTCGCCGTTCTCTCCATTTTTCCCTGGAATTCCATCTGCACCATCTTCGCCGTTGTCGCCTTGGAATTTTCCCCACGTATATTTCGATGGGTCTGTACTGTCATCCAGTTCATAATCTGCATAGGTTCCAATATATTTGTTTGGTGTTTCCGTCATGTCACTGTATGATGTCGGGTTCGGTACCGCCGAATATTTCATATGGAAATATGTTGTTTTACCATCTTTACCCGCTGTTCCCGGAATGCCCTGCTCACCTTTTATCTTTACCCATGTGTACTGTGTCGGATCAGAAATATCTGCCTCTTTTATAAGTCGGTTTGTTGCAATCCCAAGGTAATCTTTTCCATATGATTCAATCGATATTCCAGTCCCTTTTTCATCATCTGCATAAGCGGTCCAGGTGTAGAAATTACGATTCTTCGCCAAGCCTTGGAATTGTTCTGCCAACTCCATAACTTTTGCATCAATACCGCTTCCCTGTCTTACATAATCCCCTAGCTCTGCTTCTTTTGTATCGTTCGATTCTGACATCTCTAATTTCAACATTCTTGCAGTAAGATATATATTATCGTCATCATCAACAATGGATACCGTGTCACCTACCTTCACCCCATCTGGAAGATATAACAACTCTACCTCATAGGTAACAGCTTCATCACAGATCTTCTTAAGACTGGATACGGCTCGATTGCACAATTCAGATTTCGATGTCGTATCGTATGTAAAGGATTTTACGATATGTCCAACATCATTCTTATTCTTTTCTGTCTTAATCTGATACCGGCTCCACTTTTCCAGTGCTTTCCGGGATTTCACATAGGATCCTTCTACATAAAAATCTCCGTCATCATACTTATAACCATTTAATGTAATCGGTTTTTCTGATCCTTCCGGTGTTCCGCCGGTACAGCGGTATGCTGTTGCAAGATCTGCGATAGAACTCTTGATTCGAAATCCGCTAACCTCTTTGCCAACAGTCAAGGTAACACCCGAATCATTCCCCCTATTCTTATACACATTTATGTATTTTCCGGTCACAGTCATATTCTCGACTTTGAAGCCAAATCCAATCTCAGCGTTGTCAAACTGTGTAGCTACACTCAGTAATCTCTTTGTCGCTGTGTCTTCACCGTCCCAGGACAACTTTCTTGTAAGATTGCTTACTTCGTTGATCCCGATTTCGAATCCGGAATCATATGCAAATTTATTAATGTAATAGGCAATGTTATAAGCTTTATCTGCAGCATATTTTCCGACCACTTCATTTAACAGATCCAGTCCCGCATCTTCAGCATAGATGGATGCATCCTTTTGAATCGGATCTATCGTCGAATCAATAATCGTATATATTTCCACTTCACTGCTGTCCGCACTCTGCTTTAAGATGAAATTTCCGACTGCAGCAAGCTTCTTCACATCACCTTCCTGTTCTTCGTCCTCATCCGGATTTACAAAATTGTAATCCAAATTGCATTCAAAGATTGCCACACCTTCGGATATTTCTTCTGTCTTTTTATCATTTGTAATCATTAGTCCCTTCGGCAGTCCGGTAGATGCTGATCCAAGAATGTTCATTGCCCTGTCAGCAAAATATATGATCACAAGAACACCTCCCTGTACTTCATTTTAAACGTCGGTTTCTTCGCCCAGCTGGAGCACAAGCATTGAACCTGATTAACTCCCGGCTTCAGACAAAATGTTTCCCAGTCATTTCCAAGAGCACCCAAATCCGGCTTTGGCAGACCATTCATCCGCACTGATCCATCTGAACAATTTGCAACAAGGCTACAGTCCTGCGCAAATTTATTTGGAACGTCTCTCCATTTTTCCACATGTAACTTTTGAAAATAGAACGCATTAATCCCGTTGTATGTAAGATACTTATTACCTGATCTTGTTCCTCTCTGCTTAATCGCAATCTGAATCTTGGCACATTTCATATCCGCTACTTCCGGAATATTGAAGCTCGGATAACTACCATTATAGAAAAACGTAAGTTTACTGCCTTCTTTTCTAAGATCACAATGTCCCCAGTTCCAGTACCAAGGATTTTGTCTCTGCAGATGGCTTGTTGTATAAGTATATGTCTTCAGTACACGTCCCGCCTGCTGATCGGTACTCTTCTTGTTCGGATTGTAGCAAACTAGATCGTAATGTCCTGTATTTCCGCTCATATCCGATTTATACCAGTTCACACCGGCAATAAGCTTATCGTCTGCTGTCAGGTAGTTAATACACATTTCTCCGGTCTGTCCCATCAATCCGGCATAAAACAGGATGTGGAAATAAGAATAAAAGTTCTGACACCCTTCCTGATCACCGGTTGAGTCCGCCGGAAGAATGATGGTTCTGAGTCCACCGTTTGCGCGACCAACCTGTTGCCCTGCAGACTTCAAAGAGAGGAACTTGGTATTAAACCATGTTGATGTTCCGAGGGATCCTTTTGCTCCGTAGAAAGGATGCATAAAATCCGTTCCAGATGTATCATCCGGTGCATTGAAAAAGTCCTGAAGCGTAGCCAATGTCTCATTTTCTTTGTACGTCTCCCCATCTTCATCTTCGATGTTTCCGAACTGTAAAATATGTTTATCCTGATCAACGAATCCGATAAATCCATTCTCTCCATTTTCCATTACCGCTCCAAATGTTGGGTATGCTTTATAAGTTCCCTTGTAATCAACAACAAATGTTGTTCCATCATCTGCAGTCGGTATAACCTCGTACTCTTCCACGGAATACTTAAACGGATCTGCACAATAGAACTCAATTTCTGCAGTAATCGCATTCCTGCCATGCGGCACATCACCGGCATTCACCTTTGTTCCGACATAATACTTATCCGGTTCATCCAAGAAGATCAGCTTCGCTTCTGCCACATCAAGTAATGAATTCAATTTGTTATACGCATTCCGGAATTCTGCGTTGCTCTTGGCAATCAGTTGGTACCCGACAGTGATGGTCCTTGGCTTATATCGTTTTCTCCGATATCTGGATCCGTCCATGATCTCTGTAGATAGATCTGTTATTTCTGTTTCGATCATTTCCCGGCCGGACACATACAGTGTCCGATATCCGGGAATTACATTTTCAAAATAGACTCCGTTAAAGTTGAGAGCTTCGGAAGGCAGTATCTGCTCTTCCTGTCTCTCTGTAGTGTCCACAAATTTATACATATCTGCCCTCCCTATCTCATGCCTTTCTTCCTGAGATCTCTTTTCTGCTGCTGTTCTATTTCTTCTTTGGTGTATTTCGCCGTTGCTTTTGCCACCTGCCGGCCGTCTACTTCAACAGGGACGTAAATGGTATAGGTTTCGTTTCTGGTGTAGTCATAATCATCATTCAGATCTTCGATGCCGATTCTTAATCCAGCTCCAATTTCCGGAACAGGAACTAAATCCGGAATGTCTACCAGTTTCCATGCTGCCTTTTTCGCATCTGTGACCCTATCAGAAATTCCATTTACCCATCCTTCACCGAAATAGCCGCCCAGTTTATGAGTAACCTTGGACGGACTTCCAATCTTAGCTTTTGCTACAATTGCCGCCTCTGCTGCAGCTGCCAACTGCGCTGCGACAGATCTTACACGTCCGACCTGACTTGCCATACCATTTGCAAGACCAGCGCCTATATACACACCACAGCTGTATGAACCAGATCCAGCTGATCGCATTGCCACTACCGTGGATGCAGACATGGATCTTGCTGTAGATACTGCTCGGCTCATACCGCTACGAACTCCGTTGTTAAAGTTGTTTCCAACAGCCTTGCCAGAGCTTTTTGCCTTTCCTTCTGCATTTGAAAATTGACTAACCAGCGTACTAATTGCTGACTTTGCTTTGCCTCCCAATGCATCCAGTCCGGAATTTACCACATTCACACTGGCTCGCATGCTTGACAGTGAACTCTGAGCACTTTTGGCATTGCCGGCTATGGATTTCATACTTGAATTAACAGACTTTAATGCTACCACCATTGCAAGCGTGCCAACTGCGCCACCCGCCATTGCAACTCCAAATGCTACCACTACAACAGCCGATGCTCCCATTCCAGTTGCAAGACCTAATGATAATGCTGTTAAGGCTGTCAGTGCTCCTACCGTTGCTAAAGCTCCGGATGATACAGCAGGGAATGCAGCTCCCATCAATAGAAGTCCTGCCCCAGCTACCGTAAGACCGGCGCCAAGGACCAGTGCTCCCGCTGCCAGAAGCAACACACCCGCTGCCGCTATCAGGACAGCTGCGCCAACCACCGTAAGTCCGGCACCTACCACTACAAGTCCGGCACCAAGGACAATGCATCCCGCTCCGGCTACTGCAGCCCCAGCGCCAAATACGATCATACCTGCTCCGAGGGTTGCGATGCAAGCCGCTCCCTGAATTCCATATTGCACAATGGTCGGAAGCACACCTGCTACTATGGCAAGCCCAACACTCGCCAGCAGTGCTCCGGTTGAAACCAGTAAGATAGCTACACCAAAGGCAATGAGACCTACTGCTCCAGCTGTCAATGCCGGTCCAAGTGCTGCTGCGCCAAGGGCAAGTCCGGCAATTGCCGCAACCATACCAACCATGCATCCTATAGCAAGCGGTCCCGCATTCGCCAAATTAACAGCTGCCAGTGATAATATAGCAATCCCCGCTGCCGCTATCAGGACAGCTGCGCCAAAGGCAATGAATCCGGTTGCTCCGGCCGTCATAGCCGGCGCTACATTTTTAGCAACAACCATTAGTCCCGCCACTGCAACCGTCATGCCGATCAATACTCCTGCTGCTAGTGGTCCAGTTTGTGCTATTTGCACGGCTGAATATGCCAAAAGGGAAAATCCTGCCGCTATCAATGCTACTCCCGCTCCGATCGCTACAAATGCTTTTGCTGATTCTACGATAGTCCCTGATGATTCTTTACTTGCAATGCCTACCGCTTTTTCACCCGCTGCTACACCAAATAACTTACCTGCCAGTGTCGCTATTCCTTTTCCTGTCATGCTTACAATTGCGCCCGCAAAAGTTTTGACACCAGGGGCAACTGCACTGACTATTTTAAAGCCTTTAAAAGCAACATATAATTTCGGTAACAGTGTAATCGCTTTTGCCACTTCTTTATCATGATCTTTTAAAAAATCTGCAAATGTGGTCAATGCACCTGTTGCAGTCCCGAGAGAATCCGAAAAGTTTTCTACGCTTTCTTTTTTCCCAAATGCACCCGTAAGATTTTCCACTTCTCCAACGATTGATTTAGCTGCTTCTCCAAAGGCTTTTCCCACTTTCGCCGCATCGTCTTTAAAGACATCCCAGTATGGCGATATAATCTCGATTGCTTTCGGGATACCCGTAGACAGCTTGTCAAATCCCGCCTCCACCTTACCGGTCATCCCGTTGATTGCATCAATCACTTTAGGCTTTGCGAAAGTATCATAAAGCTTCATCATTCCGCTTACTGCAGATGCCTCTAAGTTACCCATAGCACCTTCAAATGTAGTTACGGATGTAGCTGCTTCTTTTGCCATGTCGGTCATACCAATGTTATTGATAGCCTGTCCGAGCATGTCTGCGGTAATTGCACCCTTTTCCATTGCTCCTTTGAAGTCGTTCCCTAATGTTGGATTCAGCTTAATCAACTCTTTCCGTAAGCCTCCAGCAAGCTGCGGACTGGCATTAATGATCTGGTTCCAATCCTGAGCATGTAAAGCTCCTGCTGCCATTGCCTGTGAAAACGCAAGTGCTACCGAGGAATATTCCTTTGCACCTCCACCAAATACAGCAACTGCATTACCGACTGCTTCCGTCAATTTGTCTGCGTCTTTGATTCCATTTGCCGAAAGTGAGCCGAATGTACTCATAACATCCTGCAGGGAGAATACTGTTTTATCCGCATATGTTTTTAATGTACCTGTTGCTCCGGCTATTCTTTGTATTTCCGCTTCGGAATACCCGGAAAATCTCATAGCTGCCTGCAACTTATACATGGAATCCGATGTTTCTATCGTCTCTTTCGACAAATCACTGACTGAATTTGTCACCAGCGACATCGCCTTTCCACCGATTGCAGCCATTGCACCAAATCCAAGACCACCGGTGAGAGTGGTTTTCAGATTATTCGCATATCCCTGGCATGATTTCATAATGGATGAAAAGTTTTTGTCCTGCGCTGATAATATTGCTTTTACACTATACGACACTGCCATCCTCTCACTCCTCTCTATCCAGCAGTTTGGTTATTCCGGCAAATCTGGATGGTTTCCTTCGATTCTTCATTTTTTTCAATTCTTTATCAAAATCAAAGAATTGCCGGAATCTCTTGTAAACTGGTTTGGTCTTGCCTTTGCCGGCTTTCTTTTCTGCCTTTACCGCAAAATTCAAAAATGCCTGACGATGTTCATGTAAACTCTCGTCAAGCATCCGAAGCTCCAAAGCCTCCATCATAAGTTCATATTCTGCCAATGTCAGCTGATCCACCTGTTTAAATGACGTGAAGCCAAAATACCGGAAGCAATTCCTTGCTACGGTCTTATATAGGTTTTCTTCTACAGCTCCTGAGCCTTCTTCTTCGCCATCTGTTCTTCGTACTCTTTCAAGATCTCTTTCACTGCTTTCTTGGTAGCATTTGCTTTCGATAAAAAATCTTTTGTTTTCTCCATGAGTTCATCGATGTCTACCTCCTCCGAATCAATGTAAGAATCTAACATTGCCTTTGTTACTCTTGGATTCTCTCCCTTATTCGCCAAATCTAACAGATCTACCAGTGCATTCGGTTCCTGATCAACCACAACACTAGCGATCAGATACCTTGCTCCTATTTCTTTTGTGGTTCCAGGCATTCCCTGAACTGGAACTGTGGTAAGCTTATTTGCTTCTCTTAAGAATCCCATTCCGAATTTAAACTGATATACTGTTCCGTTGATAGTAAGTTCCATCATATTGTTTTATCTCCCTTCCGCGCGATGTCGCACATCAAAAAAGAGGACGATTCTTCTCGCCCTCTTAAGCTCCTGTCTTCTGAGTGTCTGCAAATACATATGCTGCTACTTCCTGCTGTTCTGCAGTAACCGTTGCATAGCCATCTACACCTTTTCCTTCCAGTCCAAATGTCAGCGATAACTCGACATTATCCTCTGCATTGGATGTCTTATCAATTTCCGTAAGATATCCCTGGAAGTATTTTGCCTTAAATTTATCAGTCGAGCTCGCCTGTGGCTCTGCTAAGTTTACTTCCCAGATCTCCATCTTTTCGTCATCATCGAGTGCTGCTTCCAACTCATCGATGAACTTATCTCCTTTTTTTAAAAGGCTTGATGCTGTGATTTCTCCTTCTGCTGCTCCCGGTGTACGTACTGTGCCGTCTTTTGTCACTGTCGAATCAGCGTCCTTCGACTTTGTACGTTCATTTTCTGTCGTAAATGCAAGTGCTGTTGCATCATGATCTTTTTCTGTACTCAGGATACGGTACAGATATACGATCTTTTTTCCTGCTACTGCTTCTGCAAATAACTGCAGTCCAAATAACTTTCTGTTCTTCACTATTGTCATCTCCTAACTAAATTTAAATGCCACTTCTAGGATTCCCATAAGAAGCGGCTGTTTCGTTGTATTATCCGGCAGGATTCTCTGTGTCGGTCTCTGCATATTCCAGGCATAGTGCGCTGTATGTTCGATAGATCTGCAGATGTTTTTGATATCTGCTAAGATACCTGATACCGTTCCTCTCTGCCGTATATTACCATGCCAGACTTTCAACGTTAGATTAGTCTCGCCGATAATCTCATTTTTTGTAGCCTGATCACTCTCGGAGCAATCCGCCAGATAAATAAATGGATATGGTGTGTCCTCCGGCGGTAAAACCGTGTCATACACACCAACTCCCGTATCCTTATATTTTTCTTTCAGTGCCATCAAAACGGTGCTAAACAATTCCTGCTGTGGATCCATCTTATCACCTCACAAGTTTTCCCAAATCCGACTTAAATTTACCCTTCTGCTCGTCAAATGCCGGACGTATATGTGGCTTTCCTTTCATGAATCTTGTTCCATATTCCTGATAACCAGCATATTCTGCTGTTGATTCAACCTCTGCAGTCATGCCACCGTCTGTAATTTCCAACATAATTGACTTTTGTAAATGATGGGTGAGCACAGGAGCTTCTTTCATAGCTTTTTTCTGCATTTCAGCTCCATTTTTCTTTACTACTGTTTTAACAGCAGACAGATCCATGTTCTTAGTCAGTTTAGCCTCCAACTTTTCAAAGCCTATCAGCTTTACTCTCATCACACCACCTCCGACACAACATATACCTGCTTCGTCCGGAGCTTCCTGCTGAAATCTACACCGTATGTTTTATTCCCTACGCGAATCCTGTCAAATGGCCGGTCATAATGATTCTGTAGGTGAATGGTAAGGCTGCCTTCCTTAATCCCGGAATAGACAAGCATCATCGTATTCGTACCGGTATCCATGACTGAGGCAGACTTCATATCTTCCGATATCGTGTCTTCCCCGTAATTACCGGTAGCCGGATCATACTCTCCAGGGGTGAGTTTCTGGAAGTATATTGGTGTGTCATATCTCATAGGAATCTCACCTTACCTTTCTTTGATTCTTTCTGATCATCCAGATATGCCCGGATGTCATCCATATATCCCGCAAAATCATTCTCCGACCAAGAAAGACTTTCCCCCTCAACACTGTGAGAGGAAAGTCCTTCTGAACCGATTCTGTTGAATCGTATGATTGACACATCCAGGATGATATAATTCATCTCTTCCGGAGGCTCCAATCCCCCGAGAAGAAAGCGCAGTCTTTGTTTGGTGGCCTTTAAAATCAGCAGTAATTTATTTTCCAAGGCTTCGTCTATTTCTTCCGGCAGTCCCAACAAGGCTTTCAGATCTTCAATCATACGCTCCTCCTATTCTGCCGGCTCTTTATTTTCGGGTTCCTTCTTTCCGGCTTCTGGTGGTTTTTCATCGACATCTGTATCGGTCACATTATCCTGATCCTCTTCTAACAGTTCGATCAGCGGAGTGTGCTGTTTGTTGTTACTGCCGGCCAGCTCCTCGATTCTTTCTTTGCTGACATCTACTCCTTCACGAGGGAAGATATCTCCCTCGTTATAGGAATGATCGTTATCATGGAGATCAATAAAATGCTTGATTACCTTATACATACTTTTTTACCTCCTATGCTCCCGGATTAACCGTTACAGTCACATCACCGGAACGAACAGCTTTGTAGTTCTGATCACACTCAACCAGTGTGATATGGTGAGTTGCTGTCGAAGCAATCTCTGATTCACCGTCCCACTTAGACCAGTTCTTAACATCCATACCGTAAGTTACTGCTGTTGTAGCTGCAGCATCTTTGTACTTCCAGCAGTTTCTCATTGACATTAACTGCTCTTTCACTGTCAGCTTTGTGGTTCCTGCCTCTGATCCAGCCTCTGACGTTACGTTTAACGTTCCTAATGTCTGTGTATCAGATTCTCCTACGGAGATGTAAGCAATCGCATCCAGATACTCACAGAACAGGCGTAAGCCCATGATTGCGTAGTTATCGGAAATCATACGGCTGTATGTTCCTTCTGAGTGGAAGCCAATAAATCCTGTCTCTGAATCCGTTGTAAATCCAAGTCCAGCTTTGGCAAACTCTGAATCTCCCGGATCAACATAATATGCAATCATGTTGTTGAGCGGTGTTGCAATTACAATATTCTGCGGGATCTCAGAAGTAACAAATACCACATCCGCTCCAAGGAAATTTGTCAGATACTTGAAGCCGAATGCTGTCTGCAGTGTAATATCTGCTGCACCGAGATACTTGTACACATCCAGAGTGTTTACCCAAACAGCTACTCCGGTTGCCGTTCTCTTCATCTTCTGGAACTTAGCCACAACCTTTCCGATCGCCATTGCAACAGCCATCTGCCAAGTTGTTTCGTGTCCTGTAAGAGATCCGGCTTTTAACTGTGCGTAGAATTTATCAGTCACTACATTCTGCAGATCGGACTTGAACTCATCATCCGTATCCTGTACTGCCGCCTCATAACCTTTTTCCGAAATGGCTTCAAGAGATACGCCTTTACGATATTTTTCAATCTTGATCGTATCAAAAGGCTTTTCTTCTACTGTGTATCTGGACATCGGGATTTCTTCGCCTTCTCCAACATCTCCTGACTGCAGTTCACCTTTTACCGTTTTGGTCTTTAATACCGAATTGTTTTCCTTCCTGATCATTCTGGTAATTCCCAAAATATCTAACAGTGCCTGCAGGTTCTTACCAAAGGATGTGACAAAGTCAATCTCTCTGGCTTTTACCTGGACCTGCACTTCTCCTGTCAGGTTATCCGGTGCTGCAAATACCTGCAGACCTAATCTTCTAATATCATGCATGTTTCATACTTCCTTTCTTACTGAAATAATGTAATATTCTCAGCAATCAGTTTCTGTCTTTCCGACGGATTCTTCACTGCTAAGATCTGTTCTTTTGTCATTGATGGTTTATCTCCACCGTTACCGGCTTTTGGAGGTTTTCCCTTTAAGGCATCTTTCACTGCTTTCTGGACAGCTTCTTTGTACATAGTAGAAAAGGTTTCCACTGCCGCCTTGGTTCCATCTGCATCTTCTGCTACAAGATTCATAACCAGTTCATCTGGAATGTTGATATCCTCATCTGCCAGCATCTTGCGAGCTTCTTTCGCCATGTCCGATCTGGCATTCTGGCGCTTCATTTCTTTTAGAGCATCCTCCGCTTTCTTCGCCCTGTAGTTTGCTTTTTCCTCGTTGGTCATCTGAGCAAGCTTTTCTGCTTCTGATACCTTATCATCCGTCAGTGTCTTCCATTTGGTCTGTGCATTTGTCACAGCCGTATTAACAGCCTTCTGGACACGCCGGTCGAACTCAGACTGATTGCCTTCCAACTTCAGGAAATCATCAAATGACATTGTTGTGTTGCTGTTACTTCCAGGATCTCCTCCAGTTCCAGCACCGTCTCCTTCTCCGGATCCACCGCCGTCTCCTCCAGGCTCTGTAAATAACTGCAGGTTACTCATTGGAATTCTCCAGTGATTATTCATGTGTTTCATCTTATCTATCCTTTCCGCCCCGCCCCATTCATTTTAGCCCAGGTCGTTGCATCTTGAATGTGTAGTTTAACGACATCCCGGTCACATTAAGTTACATGATCCGGACATACTCCGGAAACTCCTCGGCAATCATACAGATGCCAATGAAAAAGGAATCCACCAGAGTTTTCGACTTCTCTAATAGATTCCCATACTTTATATCCACCCTCCCGGGAGATATCTCATATTCAATTTTATCGTCTGTCAGGTCCTTTATGGACTTGATCAGTGTCTGTGCAAGTGCTGTTACACCGGCGCACACGATATCTGATCCGGAAACAGCATAATTTGCATGCCCGGATATCTTTATTTCATCCTTGCGGACGGTTACTTCAATCAAATTGCATCTATCCTTTCCGAGAAAAATGAGTATAAAAATACCACCAATCATTATGATCAGTGGCTTTTCTAAATAAACGGTATCATATCTTTTACATCTTTCAATGTTTTCTTGGCTTTCTCAATCAATGAATTTTCAAATAAATACTCTATTCCCTTTGGAGTGATAATAGCTTCTTGCAAATCACCAAAAATTACTCCGTCTTTTGTGGGATCAACCCTAATCCCTTTAATATACTCTTCGTTAATCAAGCTTAAAAGAATGTATATCCAATAATTTTCTGGAATATTGTACGTCGATGCAACTAAATACTCAACTTCTGGCTTTTCGCCTTTTTTCAGGCAATCGTAAAGGTACTTTAAAACTCGGTATACAATCACAAAATAATCATTTTGAGCCATTTATCTCACTTCCTTACTCTTGAAGTAATTTACACTTATTCTACAAACTCTGGCAATTCTTTTTTCAGCTTTAATGATTTTTTAATATCTCTCACATATGCTTTATATGAGCCTTCTCCGTATTCCAGCTCCATATATCCATCAGGAGTACGACCGAACATTTTGTAATAATCGTCATATAGCTTTTCCAGCTCTTGTGTCATTTTTCCATACCACATTACTTCATATCCATTCTACTCATTTTAACTAGTGACACTTATTTCTGATATAAATATCCGTTTTCATACAGATAATCATTTTCTTCTACAGTTAAAACCGAGAATGGATTTACCCAAGTATCGTCCTCTTCTATCGGTCCATCATATTTATACTCTGATGGAATGAATCCCAGTTTTTTGCATATTCTTTCATATTCTTTATCAACTGCCATATCAAAGCACCTCCAAAGATATTCCAGCATCGCTACTTTTGAATTGGTTCAATTCCTGGCAGGCAGCCGTGATTCACTATATAATTCATTTCTTCATTAGTCAATACTTTAAAGGGGCTTTCCCATGAATCATCCTCTGTATTGAACTCCGGAATTGCAATATCTTTAGGTTCACAACCCAATTTATCGCATATTCTTTTATACACTTCATCCATGCTACCACACCTCCAAATACACTCCTGCTTGTTCTAGCCATGTTCTTACTTCTTTATCATACCCTTGCGTTTCCATCCGGTCAAGGGCAAATCCAGCATTCACAGAATTGAATTTATTCTTATCTACCCAATATTTGTACACCTTACCGTCATGACAAGCTACCAGTCCAAAATTGTACCCTCGTTTCACACAAGTCATCAAATCTGCAAGACTCGGAACGCTGCTACCTGGATGATTATGTATTGCGATAATCGTTTCTGGCTCCGATTCTTCCAGCAACTGCTTCATTTGTTTATTCATATTTGCCTTGCTCTCTACATCATAGTCTTTGTTCACTGCATATTTCCCATTGACTACATTGATAAATGCCAAATCTTCAAACTTTGTACCAGATCTATGACTTAGCATATCCTTGGAAATGTTCCATGCTCTACGATTCACCTTTGAATTGCCGGATACCTGATTGAATTTCTTTCGGTACTCCGAAGACGTAAGAAGTGATTTCTTCACAACTGTATCAGCATATTTATATTTCTTTTTACTTTCTTCGCTTTCCCTTGAAGCCTTCCAATCTTCGAAATTCAATCCATGTTCCTGATAGCTGTTTATCCACTCCTCATAAGCCTCATTATCCATATATGCGGCTGTGCTGCAATGACAGTTCGGATGCATTGGCGGAGCATTCTCACCGGGCATCATATCATCTACCTTGAAATGCTTATCGTCCAGCCCTTTGCAAATCGGACATACATCGCCTTTTGTGCATGCAACATACACATACTCATCAAAACCGTTACGGATAAAAGACTGCTTCTGAGCCTCTGTCTGCACTCTTGCAAGCTCTGTTACCATGAGTCGTTCAGCATTATAGGCTGATACTCCAAAACGCTTCGTTAGATGTCTAGCGAGTTTACGCGGATTCTCTCCTTTAATCAGTCCAGATGCAAGCAGTCCTTCCAACTCTGCTTTGAGCATACCATGGTACATCCAAATACGGTCTGAATATGTGGCATTTTTGAACGATGCATTCACAATTGCATGAGCATACTTTTCGTTTTTCATAATACTCTTTCCAAGGATCCCCGCCTGCCTCCGGAATTCATCCAGTGTTCTCTTTGTCAGTTTCTTATCGAAATACTTTTGAAGATCATCAAAGCCTGATACCATCTCCAGGCCAATGTTCGCCTTCAGGAGCTCTAGCCGATTCACTTTCATAGTCAGGTTGTAGATCCGCATCTCTTCATTCGCTTCATCCGAGAAATCTTTCTTTGCCACGTACTTCTTTGCCTTTCTGGCATAGGCATCGATGTCAAGCTTATCTGCGCGCTTTTTGGCTTCTGCCATCGTAATGCCTTCTTTTTTGGCATATCTGGCATAGAACCCATTTATTTCCTTTGTGATTTCATCTATCATGGATTGATAGATTTCCTGAATCTGGCGGTTATACTCTTCTTCGTCTATGATATTATGTTTCTTTGCTTCCGTTTCCCGGTTCTTCCAGTACTCCTGGCTTGCCATCACCCGCACCTCCGAACATTTGTGTCATAACAGGATCTGTCTTGGCTTTTTCCTGTTCGCTCTCGATTTTTTCCATCTCATTCTGCACATTATCCACGACAGACAGTACACCAAGCTGTGTCTCTTGTGATACGATTCCATCCAAGTTGCCGGCGATCTGACTCTCTTCCAGTACATTCGATGGAATATTCGGGGTGAAATGGTAATGCAGTTTCACCCAGTCATCTTCTTTCATTCCAGATACTGGATTGGAAAAGATCAACTTGTACCGTCGATTCATTCCGGACGTAAACTTTCTCTCCTTCGTCTTGGCCAGATTGCTCATTCCCTGCAGCTTGTACTTCATAGCAATGCCAGAGCTTGTACCGAAATTCTCATCTGAGATATTCGCAACCATACCGATCTGGAATATTAATTTCTCCAGGCGATCAACCAAGTTCTCCTGTGTGGTATCTCCGTTTGGTTTCTGCAGGAAATCAACTATAACAGTATCCGCATCTCCTTCCAGATTAATGATTCTGTTATCGCGGATATGCTCCAAATCTTCATCTTCCAGCTTACTTCCAAGCACTTTCATGTATGCGTCCGCAAAATAATCTACATCATTTGATTTCTCACTGATTGCTTTGTTATAAGCATCAATCATTGACATTACCGGTTCAAAGATACATGTGCGTTCCTTGTTCTCCACATACTCTGTAGCTGGCACCCCGTCAAATCCATGTATCTTTTCTTCTTCCTCCCAGACAAGCTTTCCCTTCTGGGTGAACCACCGTACCTTGGTGTCATCTGATACACTGCCATGCAGTACATCATTCGAATCTATGTACAGTCGAACAAAATACCGCTCCCTGCACAACACCGAATCATCGTAGATCATAAAAGCATCGAACGGTGTCAGATATGTAATCCCGATATTTCCCAGTTCATCCACGTAATACATCTCGTATCCTTTGCCGTAAACGCAACAGATCTTCGACAGCTCCGCATTGTTATCGTCCTGATCATTGTACTGATCCAGGAGTTCCACATATTTTTTGATGTTGCCTGCAGCATCATCATCCACAGATATCTTAATTGGATTCCCGATAAAATATCCGTTAAATGTATCCACCATATATTTTGCGAAGTTCACAGCAATACGATTGTCTGGTTTATAATTCGGCTTTGGCTTCTGGTGGAAAATCTGGTAATCCGTCTCATATGCATCTTTCAGATGTTTAAACCGAAAGGCGCACTCTGCATTATGTTTTGCTATGAATTCATTCAATTTGTTATCTGTCAGCTCTTCCTCTGACGGCAATCGAAATAACACTTTATAGTCCTCCTTTCAGGTTTCTATTTAAACGAGGTTTATCCCCAAAGATTGTATATACAAAGTATCTTACTGCGTCCATTGCATGGTCATATTGTTTTATCGGCTTATCTTCCCCTCGTTCAGCGGCCTTTGCATCCCAAATGTACGATGCGAACTCTTTGATTGTGTTTTGGCAAACATTGGAAAAGATAATTTTAATCAAATTCAACTTTGTGGACACCAGTCTGATACCATCTTCTACATCGTTCTTTGCTTTTATTACTCTAAATCCTCTTTTTCTCAACTCAGCAATAAATGAAGCTGCTGCCGGATCGACGATAACGGCTTTAATCTCTGTTCCATCCAGCCAGCTTTCTAAATCTTTTGCATATTCTGCATCTGTCTTTTGCCTTCCTTTGTCTCGTCCAGAGTAATAGTATTCTCTGGTGCAGTACCAAACACCGTCTGTTCCTTTGTTCCACAGCAGGAAAACTGTGGCATTCTGTGTTCCGTAATCGCAACTAACGTATCTATTGCTATTTATCAGCTTTGTTTGGAATACATTCGGATCTTCCACATGCTTTTCATTATCGAACATGTCATAGATAACACCTTCTGCCATCGCCCACAGGCCGAGAATGTAACGCTTGTAGAATACTCCTCTGTATGTATTCCGGTATCTTTCTTTGATCTTTTCACTGAGGCTCAGGTTATCGTCCATTACGAAATGTGCGTATAGGATATTCTTGACCGGTTCATCTTTCGCCCTTAACTCTGCTGCCCGTTCTTTTCCAATGTATCCAACGGCTCTGTCTATCCAATTGACCTTAAACCAATGGTAAGGTCCGGAAGGGTTGCAGTTAAACCAGAACTTCGATCCATCTACCGAACATCGGCCAGTAGCCTGATTCACAAAACTTTCCGGCATAAGCGCCACTTCATCAAAGAAGACTCCTGCCAGTGTGATTCCCTGTATCAGGTCCTGGGAGCTTTCGTCCCTTCCACCGAATATGTAGAAGTTATTGGTCGTTTTTCCTCTTGTGATCACTATCAGGTTGTCGGCTCTGTGGTCTACCACACCGTAGCCTCTTGCCTTTAGCATGAGTTTTAGCCAAAACAGTACATTCCTTCGAAATGATCCGATGGTTTTCCCGCACATGGCGAAATTCTGTCCGTTGAACGTTTCCATCGCCCACATCACGTAGGATAGCGACATACATACTGTCTTTCCCGATCGGATAGCTCCATCTGCTATAATCCCATCGTAATCTTTTACGGGCGACGTCGCACACCACCATGTCAGCACCTGTTTCTGCTTTTTTGAGAACGGTTTGAACTTGAATATTTGGTTATATACTGTCTGCAGACGGCTTTTCTTCATATCTTGGATCTTTTTCTTCAGATTTGTGATCTTTTCATACATCCTGATCACCCCAAACTTCTGAAGCTGTAGCGTTCATGGCATCCATGAATCCGTCGTCCGCTGTTTCATGCGATCCTCCATCCTGTTTCATGATCTGGAGTTCTAACTGCATCGTAGCAAGTTCTAACTTGGCATCATCGTAGCCAAACTTATGGATAGTTTCGATTGCTTTCTGTTTCTTGGCCTGTACCCTCGTGAGTGCATCTTCTATCTGCTGTATCTGTCCAAGTATTCCGGCATATTCTTTTAGTTCTGTACAGTCTCCTTTTTCCAGTCCATCGGTGTATTTTACTACCGTCATCCCCGGTGGCGACTTCTCATCCTCGTTTTGCTGTGTTTCAGCATTTTTCAATGCTTCTATTCGGTGCAACATGCGGTATTCACGAACCGTAAGTAGCTGTATTTCTTGTAAAAGCAGTTGCTCTTTGTCGAGTCCAATCGTCTCGGCCAGCTGCAGTTCTTCCGGATTCAGGGTATCAAAAAAGAGAGTTTCGAACTCTCCTGTCTTAACTGCATTCTTGTTTCCCAGCGGTCCTGTCCCGCCATGTCCTTTGGCATTTTTGTTCCCCGGCTGACCGCCTCTTTTTTTCGCAACGTTGCGTTTTTTCTTTTGCAACGTTGCATTATCCCAGCACTGTCTGTTCTTCCAGCTCCGGACTGTCCCAACCGGAACATCCAGTTTCTTAGCAATCTCAATTAATTTCATCCCTTTGTCATATAATTCTTTTGCTTCAACAGCCCTCTGATCAGGTGCTCTTGCCACGCCTCACCACCCCTCATTCATTTCGTTTTTGATTTTTATCTTTCAACAATCTCGTTTTATCTTTTATTTTCACGTAAAAAGGTGGCAGCATCATCTGCTGCCACCTTCAGGGTGAATATGTCCTTTTCAATTTTCGGACAATATCATAATAACACACTTTTATGTGCCGTGAGTGGTGATGTTTTGTGTGTTTTATATTTTTTTTGACATCAACCAGTAAAATTTCCTCCTTGCTCTGTAATATTTCTGATTCCCGCACGGGAGCCCTTTGGCATCCCGAAGGTATATGTAAGTCGCATAATCTGTGGTAACCCCTTCTAATAACCACTGATAGATATCTGCATCCGCCTCTATTGCTGTCTGCTCGATTCGTTCACATTTTTCCTGTAGCTCCGCACGTTTGATAGCCAGGCATTCTGTAGCCGACGCCTGGCTTGGACTCCCCTTTCCTTCTTGGCCATATTGTATTGCTTTCACAGTATCTGTCATATTTTCAAGTTCTTCCCGCCATTCCGGATATTGTAAGCAATGATGTATGACCTCCAGATACCTGTGTTTGCTGATTCCATATTTATCTTTATTGATCGGTCTTCTCTTCAACTCTATACTTCCTCCCCGTCCGCCTGTCCTTGATTGTTATGATATCAAATCCAAACAAACTTGCTATGTCTTGCAGATCGGTCAGTGCCCTGCGCATATGGTAGGGCATCTGGTTGTGTCTGCGCAACGCCCTTTCTGCTGTCGGATCCTGATAACCTTCATGATTCATGGTTCTCCTTTCTGTGCGATATCGCACACATGTTTTTTACCACAGCGCTTTCTTGCGCTTCCTCCCCTTTACAAATACTGTGCATTCTTCCGGCTTACAGCCTCTGCTGTGTCCTGCAACTGCGATATAGTTACAGCGTCCCATTCCGGTTCTCCCTGACCTGTAGACGCATTTCTTACACAGGTGTCTGTCTTTATTCGGAGACTCCTTAACTTCTTTTGCCACGGCCTCTCCTTTCTCCTCCGGCCGATGCCGGAGGGAATTCTATGTTGACTGGTTATTCGTGATACAATGCCAGTTGGTGCTATTCTTTATATTTTTCTTCTATCTTCCGGAGCTGCTCTACGTGCCACAGTACTCTCTTCTTGTCCCACCATTTTTCCATCTCCTTTGCTGTGTGTAGGACGCATGGGAAAATTACAGGGTGCAGGAATGCTGTTAGCCATATCCCGATGATCATGTTTCGTGTCATCTGCCTGCTCCTTTCATGAATTGGTTGTACATCCGTTTCTTCCAGCCTGTTTCTGGTGGTGCTGGTCCACGGTTATGTTCGGCCAGGTTTCTTATCAAATCTTCAAATTCTGCTGCCGCCTGTTCCGAAAGTTCTTCCTTCAGGTTGACATTGCTCATCCAGCTGAATCCGTATTTTTTAAGAATGTCTTTCCTCGTCATTTCCTAACCACTTCCTCCTTCTCCAGTCTTTGTATCTGCGGATTTGATATTCTAACCATGATATTTCCTTAAATGATTCTTCGGATTCTTTAAAATATCTGTTTATTTTCACTTTCTTCCCATCCGGTTTTTCTATGTAAATTATTGCTTTTGTATCATAATCTCCATTTTTAGGATCTGTGAGTAACTCATCACAAACTATTTTGTCCGGTTTATCCGCCGGTGCGTATGGCATCGTGATCGGATACATCGCATCATATATACTTCCGATAAATCCATTGTGGTATCCATAATTAGGATGATTGCGATTAACACAGTAACACCTATTAATGTCTGAATACTTTATTTCTCCATTCGGAGTTACTGTTTTAAACAAGCTACTCATTCTCGAACACTGATAATGTTTTCCTTTCTCATCTGTCCATGATCTTTTCCACATTTCCTCTGTATCTTCTATCGGAGTCAGTGGCTTTCCATCGATCAGTCTATTCAAAATCTGTTTTGTGAATCCGATACTCATACCACTGTGACCATCTTCGCATAAGCTCTCAAATGCCTTTAATGCACTTTCGTAGCAAGCGCATCCATAATCAAATTCGCCTTCTTTTCTATCCGGATTTTCTCTTTTGCATGCGATTTCAACTTCATTTTTTGCCCATTCTTGTAAACTCATTCTTTATCTCTCCGTTTCTTTTGTAAGTACTTCATGCCAATCTTTTGGGTGTTTCTGTATCATGATTTCTTTCTCCTGTCCTCCGTTTCCCATTTACACATATCCCACCATTCGCAGAATAAGCAGCATCCCAGGCACCGGTTTGTCAGTACCATTATGGACCAGTGTTTTAATTTTTCTTTTATCTCCATGTCATTCACCTCTTCTTATGCATCTCAGCAGATCCTCTACTCCCTGTGTATAACCTTCTTTATACTTCTGGGCTTTTTCAAGCTCTCTGCTGCATTTGACACTTGCTTCGTGTTGCAGTCTATTGGCCGCTTCTTCTATCTGGTCATATTCCTGGCTGTTCAATGTTTCCACCGCCTTTCACCAATTCGATCGCTTCTGTATATGCCTGTATGTAATCTTCTGCTGTATTATTGGCAATTTCATCAAGCTTATCCGCCGGTTTTTCTACCATTAATCTTCCGGCATATTCTATCTTGCCTTCCAGTTTCTTTACAATTGCTTCTGGATTGTATGCTGTAGTGTAGCTTTTCAGCATTTTGATTTCTATTCTGCAATTTTCTATGTTTCTCTCAATTCTTCGTACCTTTTCGTCTATGTCATATAGACTGCTGCCAGGCATTCCTCCTGATCTCCATCGGTCAATGACTTTGTATGACCGCTCGATTTCTTCTTCGATTTTCTTTATCTCTGCATCAGCATCAATCAGTCTCATTTTTATCACCCCGTTCGAATTCATCCAGTATTTCTTGGTAATATCCTATTTCGTTTTCATAGTGTTCCTGTATCATTTCCTCTACCAAAAGTTTCGCTTCATCATCCGTTGTTGTTCCAGATGCTAACCATGTCCAATTAGTTCTAAGCACGCTCGATGTTGTATACCAATCATCAGTCATTTCTCCTCTGAATAAACACAGAATGTTCTTTGGCTTGTTCAGATGGTGGCCGAATATAAGCGTATATGAATTTGTTCCGTCATATTCTTTCTGTTTCTTCCATTCTTTCATCTTTTCTATCCCTTTCTTCAAGCAATTCCGGATCATCAAATATATTGCCTATCACTTCCATCTCATTCAGCATAATATACGTGTCTGTTAATGGCATTGAGTAGCAGAACGGTTCACACTTGCTGAGCGCATCCGTCGGAATCACTTCGTAATGCCATCCAATTACACTGTCTATTACTTCTTCGCTTTCCACTTCTATGACGTTAAACTCTCCGAATACTGCTTTTACAAGATCTTTCGGATTGTCGTGACACATCAGGATATCGTTTTCCCATATTCTTTTGCCGTTCTTGTCATGCAATCCCGTATAGGCGCAAATGGTATTTTTGTCAATTAGCATTTCGCATTCCAGGTCTTTGCTATAAATATAGTCTTCATCCCAGAGAAGACCTTCTACCCATTGCCCTTCCAGGTCTTTATTTGCGACTACTACATGTTCATGCTTTGCTTTAAATAATATCTCTCTATCCATTTTCATCCTCCAAGTAATTCTTTATGCCTAATGCTCTGAATTCTTCTCTCGTATGGGTTTCTTCATACTTTCTCTGGAATATCCGGCATAACAGTTCTCTGGTCTCTCTGCAGTTATGTACTGCCCTCGGTCCGTCTTTGTGATGAGCCGGACACAGATAGGCTTTGAAGCCATTCTCTTCGCTTACCTGTCTTAATCCGCCACCGTAGAATACATGGTGTTCTTCTGTGTACTGCTGCCGGCGGATGCCTTCCAGTCGGCACAGGAAGCATTCGCCTTTTACGGTGTCCACGATCGGAGCTGGATGGTGCTTTCTTTTTTTCTTCTTGGTTGGCTTCGGAAACATTAATTCACACATTCAATCTCAGCTCCATTCCGATCAACCTCGGTTTCGAAGAATTCTTTCCAGAATGATTCCTTCGTCAAGACTCCGAAACTTACTCCCGGCATATTACGGATTGCCTTTTCCATGGCTTTTCCCATGTATTCTGCTGCCGTATCGGCATCGACAGATGCTATATATATTCTTCTTGTAGCATATGCCGGCTTGACTTCTGATTGATCCTGTTGTTCCGGAGTATTCATATCCGGCGGGCAGTATTCCGGGAAATCTTTGATTAATTCTGTCTGCCCCGGAATCTGAGTTTCATCAGTAATTTCCTGTTGGAACTCGGTTTTTGTTTCCGGAGTTTCTTCTGCCTTTTCTGACTCTTTCTCTTTTGTTTCTGCAGGTACTGCAGTGGTGTCAGGTGTCTCAGTTTGTTTTTCTTCATTTTTTGTTGGTAATTCCTCGCTTTTTGTCGGTGGATCCGGCTGTTTTGTTTGTGGTTCTGCTGGTTTTGTTTCCGATCGTTCCGTTTTTATAGATTTCCGTTCTGGTTTCTTCGCTTTTACCACCTTGGATTCTTTTCTCTTTTTCGGTTGCACCGGTGCAATTTCTTCTTTTTTCGGGAATTCTTCTCCATACACCTCTTCCCAGGTCTTTTCCGCATCTTCGCCGTCTGTGATCATTGTGCAGTAGCTCAATGCATCGTCCCAGGAATAGAACTCTTTATCTCCCGACCGGACCATGTGCAATGTAATATCTTTCGACTCATGCATATAGAGCATAATCCGTCCAATTCCCTGAATGCGTGTGCTGTAGATCTTATCTCCATCCGGTGCAAGTACTTCCTGCAGATATTTTGTTCCGCAGGTTGTCCGTACTGTTTCGTACATAGTTTTATATAATTCCGGTTCATCATGGAATATTTGGTGCAATGCTTTTTCCAGATTGCCGAGGTCTTTCTGTTCTTCCTTCTGTCCTTCCAGGATTACTTCGATATCTGTGATTTTCTCTTCCTCTTCGATTTCCTCTTTTACTGCCTGAATCTCTGTTTTGCTGTATGTAGGTGTCAATTCTTCTACTACTTCTTCCGGAAGTGTCAACATTAATGCAAGTTTCGCATAACCGAACCCCTGGTACTGGTCCTGCAGTTTCGGGGAATAGCCACCTTCTGAAAATTTATCGTTGATTTTTATATATCTCGATACCTGAGAGGTGTCCAGTTTGTATTCGCTCCAGGCAAATTCTTTTTCATCTGCATATCCGGAACCTTGAAGAATGTCTGTATCTCTTGCCTGTTTCAGCAGATAACCGGTGAGGACAAAGTCCTCCACCGTTCTGTTTAATACTCTGTTTACTGCCTGTTTAAACTCTTCATACCCGTTGTAATTTATAAGCTCGTCCATCTTATACCGCCTTTTCTAATAATTCTTCGATTTCTTCTGCGTCCATGAAGTCTTCTGCCAGTCCCTGCAGGACTCTTGTATTGTTCTTTGCTTTCAGATCTTCTATATTTGCATTTCTCTTCTCTTTGCTGATCTTGGCCAGCTCCTTGTCTGCTTTGGTCAGACGTTTCTTCAGAACTCTCTGCCATTCCTTCAGGAAATCTCTGATCTGTTCAATTCCCGGTTCTTCATCCATGTAGCTCCGGTGCTGTCTGATCGTTCCGGATGGCTCAACCTCAATCGTGTAGAACGGCACGCCTTCCTGTTCTTTTCTTCTCAAGAAACAGATATAGGTTTCTCTTGTCTCGATCCTGTCAAAATACCGCTCACTGCTGCCGGCGCAATGATGCAGGGCACGTCCTTCTTTTACGATATCCACCAGTGATTCCGGTACGATGATCTTGTATTCTTCGTTTTCGTACTCATAGCGCTCTTTGATCTCGTGTAAGGTCTGCTCTGCTGTCGGGTATTTCTCCCGCATTTCCTGAGCATATTGTTCTCTTTCTGCCTGGCTTGCCATCATTTCTTTCAGAATATCCATCTGTTGTTTATCGATCACAATTTCATCATGCCGTCTTTTCAGCTCTCTCGGCCGATATGTAAGCTCGTCCTGCATATTCTTGTTGCATGCTTTACACATGCTCAGATAGTCGTTGTACTGCTCCAGGACAGCTTCTTCCGTGAATCCCGGATACTGTTCTTTCTGCTGCCTGCTGATGTAATTCATCAGCTGTGTAGTGCTCAGATACTTTCCGGCATGATATCTAATATCCTCCGGCCCAAGTCCACATCTCAGCAGCCATCTCAGAGTTTCTGTCGGTATCTTTTCTCCTGTTTCGTCTGAATATTGCATCCAGCGAACCATTTCATTTCCGCCGTTTTCGTCACGGATCCGGTTGATTTTTTGCCGATCGTTGATGTAGAACATTTTGTTTATGTTCTTTGCCCTTATGTCTAATGGTCCGTAGTATGCCATGTTCCATCCCGGATATTCTGTACATGCAACAGTTTCTCTCAGTAGATTCCGGAATCGTCCTTTGGCCAGATATTCTATCTTTTCTGCGTAACCTTTTACCTGGTATACTCCGGATAGCAGACGGTTGTAGTTTAATTTCCAACCGGCTGCTGCCAGGAATTCCACGATCCTTGTGCCATCTTCATAAGCGGTGTTCTTCAGCGTTCCCTTGTAATCTCCAGGATACATATAGCCATCCCGTGCCCGGTAATTCAGGTTGTTGCTTTTATGCCATCCTTCCCATGGGATATTGTAAAAAATCTTGTAATTGTATCTATTGCTCTTAAAGAGGTCCTGTTTGTATATCACAATGCGTATTTCTTCATCAATTTCTATCCGATGCCTTCCGGAATCCCATTCGATATCTACACGGAAGATTCTTAATACACTTGCTGTTTCGTCGATCTTATCAAGTTTATATAAGCTCTCAGGGGGGGGGCTGTGATATGATCTGTTCTCGTTTTTACCTGAACGAGTTTCCCGCAAGACGGGCATCGCACCATGTCATTGTGAGTCGCTTTCTTTTTGCCCTGATGTATCGGCGTCAACTCAGATCTGTCAAATGATTCTCCACAATTTGTACAGCTGAAGTTCTCTGTTCCTTTTTCTTTAAACATATAATCCTCGCCAGTTGTTTTTTCAAAGAACCATTCATCTGCATCTTTCGGAAGCTTCGGTGCTTTGATCATGAAATTATTTATCTTCGCTCTTCTGTTATGTTCTGCAGTCTGCCGAATGTCATAATCGTAACTGTATTCCATGTGATCTATCCGACTCCATACATCGTTTGCGCAATATTTATCCTGTGTTATATCCAAGAGTCTCTTTCTATCTTCCTCTGAAGCAATCTTTGGATACTTATAATCATGTTTCATCCATACCCATTCGTACCAGTTTCCTTCTATTGCTGTTATGAGTTTTCCTTTCTTCCAGCCATTCTTTTCGGTCCAATATTCGTGTTCTCCTGTTTTGCAGTTGATGCAGTATCTCACTGCCAGAACCTTGTCATTGAATACATTAATGATTGCAATATCGTCTAATGTCTGGACTGTCGCGATATGCCCTTTTTTCCTGGTCTTTGCTGGTTCTATCTTCTCAATTGCTTTCCGTTTCATCTTGCACCTCCACGAGTTCCCGGTTGGCTGTGATCGTATATTTTACTCCCGGTTCTATTCCAGCTTGTCCTACTATGCCAACCTTGGCCGCTATAATGTTTCCTTCGCTCTCAAGGATCCATCCGACCGCCGTTCCCTCAATCCCGTATACGATCGGTCTTTCTCCTCTTGCTATTGCAAGCAGTCTGCCTGCTCCTGTATGTGCAGCATCGCTCGTGATCATTACTCCACCCACCATACTGATCCATTTTCTTTGCGGGTGCTCGACCATGTACATCATGGTGTGGCCGGCGATATCCAGCAGATCCAGTTCTTTGATCAGCGTCAATTCCGTGGATACTACCATGGAGCAGCCGTCCTCTTCATCGATACTTCCTCCTGATTCGCACAAGAAGAACCGGCTTTTATCGTTCAGCCCGTACCACATCATGCAGTCTGGGAGATATTCTGCAGCGTGGAAGCCTGTACTTCTGGTTTTACTTTTCTCTTCCCTGTATGTTTTTCCAGGCTCGTATTGGAAGATTCCGTTCCCGTAGGTTGCTTTCAGATCTTCTGTGAATCCTTTGTATGTTCTCATTTTTCTTCACCCTTATAATATTTTTCTGCAATTTTTCTAATCTGTGCTTTTCCAGGAATTCCAAGATAGATAGGTGGTTTTAAGCCTGCTGCCCGTACGATTCTATCATCCAGTTGCGCTTTCGTTTCAAACGATACTTTTAATATCTGTGCCATACATTTTTCAAGACTTTTTCCTTTCTTACGTACAGCTTGCGCCATCTGGTCATCTTCTTCACACATCTGAATCAGGAAGTTTTTCCAGTCTTCCATCATGTTTTTGAGTCCTAAATCTTTCGATTCCATTTCCAATTTCCCGATCGCTGCCAGTAATGGAGTAGTCAGAGAATCTATTGCACCGGTGCAAAAATCCTCTGCGTCCTCCGGATCTAAGCCATTTTCTTCTGCTATTGTCTTAATAGCGTCCAGATCCCCTTCTTTTAACTGTGCTGCTGCCGCCCTGTTGATTTCGTCAGCAGAGTCAAATTCTCCAAATTTATCAAACATCTATGTATCCTCCATTGTTTTTCTAATTTCGTTGCTGTATGCATGTCGTCCCTTTTTCATCCTGATCAAATGCCCCTGCATCTTCTTCCAGAGCTTCTGCCAGCCTTCTGCGTTGGCGATCGGTGTTCCATTGGTTTTCCGGAAGTCATTTCCAGCCCATCCACTAATGTGATAGTCGATCATGTTGACCACGAACGTATCCTCACAGTGAATATGGACCTCGCATGACTGGTTCAGGCGGCTCAATGCTTCTGTGATCGCCTTTACTTCTGTTTCGTGTCGTGTGCCTTTTATCTGACCGGTATCTTGGATTTTTCCAATCTCTCCGGACTTCTTAGCACAGGTGCATACGAATCCATATTTTCCCAGTGTTTTACTGTTGGAACTGCATTTTGTGACTATGTAAATATCTACTCTAAACATGTTCTTTCATTGCCTCTTTGATATTCTGCAGTGTTTGGTTCGACTCTTTCATCTCCAGTGTTGCTCTCTTCACGGATCCAATCAGCAGTTCCGGAATAGTGGCTGGTAGAAGTTCTTCTCCATAGAGTTCTTCCATTAACTGGTTGTACTGTTCGTATTCTTTTTTTAACTCACTGCAGGCTCTCCGTAGTACAATCTGTTCTGCTCCGCTCTCCGTCGCAAGAATCTTGTCGATCTGCTTCTGTCTTTTTTCAATTTCATCATCGATTGCACACCACAGTAGAGCGGCGCGATCCGGTTCAATCTTATGTACTCCCGGGTAGATTTCTCTCAATACTCCATTGAGTTTTCGAGATACTAATACCAGCTCTTCCAGTTTGTTTTCGCTTGCTCTATCTAAAATCAGCATTTTAAATCCTCCTATCCAACTTAATCATGGTGTAATACCGGTATTTGTACCCGGTGAATTTATTTGTTCCTTCGTAGTATGTATTTTTATCTAAGTAGTAGCCTTTCCTGTCCTTGATCTCTCTCCATTGCACAAAGCGTTCTTCTTCCGGTTCCTTCAGAGGCATATTGCGGGACGCATGATAGCTTGTCTCTCTCAAGTGTTCTCCATAGCGTTCACATGTTTCTGGTGTTTTCGTGATGTATCCGGCCAGATCTCTGAAATCTCCTGCCTCATACAGGTGCTTGAAGGTTACTGCTCCATGCTCCCAGGCATCCTTAATGATGATGTCCGCATCCGGTATCCGATTTATAACTATATGTACATGCCAGGCTCCTTTTGTACCTACTTCGATATTTGCCATCCACCTCATTTTCTTCCCAGCTTTTTTATATTTTTCTCTCACCTTCCTCATGGCTTGCGCCAGATGCTTTTTTGCAGTCTCCATATCAGGTGGACGCTTATTCTTTTTGTATGTGAACAATACCAGGTAATCATTCTCATGGAACCACGTCTTCAGCTTATGCCTTGCTTTTCTTTCTCTATTCCACTGATTCCGGAATCGGATCTCTTCCAATGTGGCTTTTCTCTTCTTCCCTCTTTTCGTTCCCGGTGCTCCATACTTCCCATCCAGGTATTCATATACCTCTACCGAATGTTCAAACGTATATATCAGTCTTTTATATCTCTTTTTCATCCACCTGTATGTCCTATCTTTAATATTATTAACAAGTGATGAAAACGGACGAAAATGCCCGTATTTCTTGACTTTTCCGCCCGCCGATGGTATTATGATTTTGACTTATATTTTCGGTAGGCGAAGAAGTCTTGAGGTACATCATCCGCATAATGATGTGCCTTATTTTTTTATTCACTTGTATCACTATCCCCATCTCCATTCCGGGCATCCACAGGATCTGTAGTCTTCTGATTCCTGGTACTCTTCCATGACCGTTATGGATGGGTCTTTCCCGCATATGCACTCTCCATCGCCCAAATCTCTCATGTAGGCGCAGTTCCTGCACTCCTGCTTAGCAGATGGCGTCTGCCACATTCTCTGTCCCATCGGTATCATCTCCTTTGTAAACTAGATCAAACAGTCTCTTAAGCTGTGCCGGTGTATATACCGGTTGGCCATCAGCGCTTACCCATCCGGACATTACGATTAAGCCTTTTTCGATGTCATTTTTACAGTTATATTCGTTCAGAGTTTCTTTGGCCAGCTGCAGTCGCTTGGCAAATTCTTTCTCTGTCAGTATCTTGGGTATCTCATGCATTTTTTCTCACCTCCTTCACCTTACAAGCAACCAGATAAATAACATTACATCAAATGCAAGTCCGATTGCGGCGCCGATCAGGATCTCAAACACCGTTTCTCTGATGATTCTCTGCCATTTTGTTCTTGGTCCTCTTCTTTTCATGCTTGTCCTCCCTTCTACCGCCTAAGCGGTTTTCTACTTCTGGTATCCTAAATATCCAACAGAATTCCCGTTTAACTCATTCACGGCTTCATCCTTATCTTTTTCCGCCATAGTATCCATATCTCTTTCAGAAATAAGACTTCCATCTTCTTTTCGTATAAGTCTTAAAATAAATATATGTTTCAAACTGCATCACCTCTTTATAGGTTATGTGGAATGGTTTGTACTTGTTGCGGTTCTCTGGTATATTTTCCTATCAAATGAGTCACCAAGAGTGTATCTTCTATTACTCCGAAGTAACTTCTTCACCACAGCTAAAATCGATTTTCAATTCAAAGTAACTAAGCTGATTAATTGTTCGTTGCAATTGGTCGGCTTGATACTTTGCCTGTTCTACCAATTCTTTAAACTCTGGTAGATTTTTAACGTTAATATTTAATTGTCCTGTTGGCGTTTCCAATCCTTTTCCGCTATGTTCTGAATCGTAATATCCTTCCATCTACTCCCTCCATTCTTCTGAACCTGTTTCATCTGTTACAAACTACTAATTACTTTCCTCTGTTATTGGAATATTTCTCATACTTATTTTTATGATTTTGTTTCATTCGAATCTTTTTCTTTCTCGAAATCTTACCTTTTGTCTTTCCAGTAAAATGATTAAAATTATATCCAGACATTGCCTTTTCTCCCTTGTCCTCCTATACTTTTCTTACAGGGTATGCCAGTACCCAAGTAACAAAGAAAGGAGTATGCATATGCTTAAAATTTATGCTTGTCTCGCCGGTGATTGGGTTTGTCTTACCGATGATCCTGATTGCACGATCGGTGAAAACAAGAAATCTCCTAGTGTTTGGTGGGAAGAAAACGCTTCCATTTATTCACCTGGAAAACGTCCTTCTGATCTCCTTGATAGCTTTTATGGACTAGATTATGTTCATATTAGTTATAAGGGCAACGATTGGAGAATTAATCCAATTTACATCCAAATCGTGAACGGATAGCTTTTTTTACATTTTCAGAATCGGTGAGTTGAAGACTTCTCTTTGATTCACCGATTTGCCGATCAAACTCAGAATCAATACCTTCTCGCAATTTGATCCATTCAAAATATGAAATACCTTTTAGCGCTTCTATATATTTCTCCATCTACTCACCTCACTCCGCTTTTCCTTTCTTTGCATATTATGAACAGCTTCCAAGGTAGCCTGAGCAACAGCGTTTCCATCAATGTTTATTCCTTGACTAATTTTCAACATTTCACCATCAAACTGATGAGAAATGCTTAATATGAATTTAGTTACTGCAATAAGCCCTTTTGCATTTCCCTTCGCTGCCATTTTCCTCTGAGCTGATAAAAGGTTTTTTATTGCCTGCTCTCTTATAAAAAAGCCATAATCCACTCCCATTGCGTTTCACCTCCCGCATCACTGATTAGTTCATTTTTCTGATGTAGAAAATTAAGTAAATGTTACAAACTACCGATACTGTTGAAATTATTGTCGTTGCTAATTGCACGCTTTCTTCACCTCACTTCTCTGAACCTGAAATTAATTCATCTACAGTACATTTCAGAATATCGGCTACTTTCTTAATGTTTTTAACTGTTGGACTCACACTATTTCCCCATTTGCAAATACTGCCCGTCGATACATTTGCTTTTTCCTCTAACTTGTTAATCGAAATCCCACGTTCTTTTGCAAGTTTACAAATATTTTCGTAAATCAAATTCACACCTCCTTTTTCAATATAAGTTCTGAAAAAATCACTAAATATTATTGACTAACTTCTGAAAATATCCTATAATTTGAATTACCACAAACAAATAAATAGCATATTTGCCATTCTGATTATTTTTGCGATTTTTTCAGAACTTGTAATTTTATTATACGCGATATATTCAGAATGTCAAGAAGTTTTTGCGATTTTTTCAGAAAGGGCCCAAAAATATGAAAGAACGTATTAAAAGCTTGTGCAAAGACTATGGAATATCAATGAACAAGCTCGAAGAAACTCTTGGATTCGGAAAGGGGTATATCAGTAAATTAGGAAACAGTACACCTAATGCTACGAAAATAAAGAAAATTGCTGATTACTTCAATGTATCTGTCGACTATTTAATGACAGGAAATGAATCAGATACAGAAAAGTATTATTTAAATGATGAAACTGCACAAGTAGCACAAGAAATATTTGAAAATAAAGAACTGAAAGCGCTGTTCGATGTCCAAAAAGATATGGATCCGGACGACTTAAAAGCTCTGCATAGCATGGCTCTCGCGCTTAAACGAAAGGAACGTGGTGATATTGACGACACCGGATGTTAATGTCGTTCTTATGGATTTTCCTAGTAAAAAAGGAAATGAAATGGTTGTTCCGAACGAAGACGGAAGCTACACGATACTGATCAATGCCGGATTGAATTATGAATCTCAGCTTAAGGCATATGAGCATGCCATGAGCCATATAACAAATGATGACTTTTCAAAAGGTAATGTACAAGAAATTGAATATTATGCTCATCATCTACACAAGGATCCTGAACCGGCTCAAATCTATCTTGATCGCATCAAGCAACTGCAAGCGGAACGCAGACGATTAAAGAAGCGGATTGCTCGTGATCAGAAACGTGTTGAATTTATTCAGGAACATTGTGATATGTTCCAACGAGCTGAATATCATTATTTATATGGTGAAGATTTATAAATATCGCTTTACCATGGTAAAGTATTGGAGGTACAAATGAAAACAGTTAGTTTAATTAATATGAAAGGCGGGGTTGGAAAGACCACTGTTGCCGTAAATCTTGCAGATTTTTTAGCAAATCGTGAATCTCAACGTGTTTTGTTAGTAGATGTTGACCCTCAATTTAATGCCACACAATGTTTACTGCAAGGCGATCAATATGTCGATTATATAGAAAAAGGAGGATATACTATTGTTGACATATTTGATAATTCAACTCGCATAACAAATTCTATCGTAGATGGCACTGCAAGACATGAACCAGTTAAATTCTCGGAAATCAAACCAGTTAAATCTTCACGCGGCTTCGATTTCATTCCTGGTTCTTTACAATTATTTAAATTGGAGATGAGTGCTGGAAGCGGACGAGAAAATCGACTTTCTCACTATTTAAAAACTCTTGAAAATGAATATGATTATGTTATAATTGATTCTCCTCCTACCCCATCAGTTTGGATGGTAAGTGCTCTTATTGCGTCAGATTATTACTTAATTCCTGTCAAACCAGATCCAATAAGCATGACTGGTATCGATTTACTTCAGGGGATTATACGAGAGCGCTCTGAGAACTATGGTTTTCGTTGTAAATGTTGCGGCATAATTTTAACTATCGTTGATACTAGAAGTACATTAAGAAAAGACGCGGAAACATTTTTTTCTACCAATTCTCGTTGGAAAGGACAACTTTATGCAAAAAGTATATTAAAAAGAGCAAATATTGCTAAAGGACAGCTAAACAATCAATTTATTCGGGATATTGATGACAGCACCCTCAAAGCTGATTTTTCATTAATCGTAAAAGAATTTATAAGGAGGACCGAATAATAATGACCGAAACTCAGAAAAAGAAAAAAGATTTTGAACGAACTATGAACTTTCTAGAGGATCTCTGTTGGTTCTTGGACTCTGGAAAAAAGAATGATTACAAGGAGATTGCAAAACTTCTTGAAAACATTAAACATCCCGCTCCCAACACCCTTGCATTACAGCTAGGGCAAGAGCCAGATGAGCTTATCGGAATCTTACCACGTCTTCTTACGGACAAAACTCTTTTCAATACCAACGGTACACTTGCCGAATTTTCATCAGATGTACTAGGTATACAGATTTTAAACTGGCACAAACGTTCCCGCAACGAAATGATTGGAGTCATCATATGTCAAGTCCAAGAAGATGATAATGTTAGAGATGGAATTTCTTCGTACCTTTTGTCAAATATCTTAAAAAACAAAGATAAAATAAATAAATATAGAAAAGAGACCGAAAAATCAAGTAATAAATTCTTGTGGAACGATGCTATTCAACGAATTATAGGAGATAATCTCTATGAATAGAATTGTTAAACAAGATTATGAAAGGCTAGTGGAATATTTTTCACTTTATAATTTAAAAGAAGTTTGTACAGATACTGCATTTCTCGAGCAATTAAAAACACTACACCGAAAGTTATACGCATATCTTCTGTTTTTACGCGAAGCAGAAGATACTAATTATTACTCTAATAGTACTGTCACTTCTTATTATGATGAAGCTGGCTCTGATTTAATTTTATCTTTATTTTGCTGGACTAACGGTGCATATAAACCTGCCGAATTCCAACTTAGAAGTTGTATTGAAAATTTTTTGAAAGCCTCTTTATATTTAGAGTGTAATGATATAATAAACAACAAAAGTGTGTCAGAAATAATGGAATACTCTTCTTCTAGCCAATTTTTTCATGATGATTTTTGCCAGAAGAAACTTTTATTATTAAAAAATACATATTCTTCTCTTTGTGCATTTGTTCACAGTAGCCCAGATAAATTAACTTCACATTCTGCTTTGATACAATTACCACAATATAATGCAAAATATTCTAAAGAATATGCTACGTATTATACTAAGGTTTTGGATTCCATTCTAGGTACCATATACTTTATAAATTTCAAAGCAGTTTTTAAAATGCATTCTCTTAATAGAGAACTCTTTTTACAAGGGTTATCTTCTTCAGATAAAAAAATAATATATGAACAAAAGAGCAATTTTTAATTCATTAGTATCTCTAACCATAAATACACTGCCCTCTTGATACGAAAGTATTTGTATGGCGGAGATACAATCAAACAAACTGTACTTAAGAAAAGAGGTATACATATGGGATTAGGCGATATTTTCAAGACCGGACAATTCAAAGCTGAAATTGAAGAGCTTAAGCAAGAGAATATTCGTTTACAAGACGAGTTGAGCCATGCACAATCCTTGCTTACACCAGAGATGCAAAATGCTCAAAAGCTCCATGAACGCATTGGAAAGCTCAACGCTCAAAAATCAACTTTAGAAAATAACATAAAAGATATTGAATCCGATATTGCACAGCGCAGGTCTAATATTGAACAATTGGATCTCGAAATAAAAAATCGAGAAAAGCAGATCATTGATTTGGACGATGAAATTCTTGTTCAGGATTTTGGATTATACCGTCCACATTACAACTTTGCAAACGCACTTGACTACAAAGAAAAATTAGCCGAGATACGTTCAAGGCAAAAGGCTCTCATAAAAAATAAAGATGCTGTGACTGGAAATACCAACTGGCAAGTAAACGGAAGCGTTTCAAAAGGTAGAAAAATGGTCAACGATACACAAAAGCTCCTGCTCCGTGCATTCAATACCGAATGTGATGAACTTATCTCAAAAGTAAAATATACTAATTATGACGCATCGTTAAATCGAATTTACAAATCAGCTGAAGCTATCTCGAAGTTAGGAACTATTATGGACATTTCCATAAAACACGCATATCTAAACTTAAAGGTAGAAGAACTTCGCTTAGCTTTTGAATATCAACAAAAGAAACAAGAAGAAAAAGAAGCTCAAAAAGCAGCACGTGCTGAAATGCGAGAAGCAGCCAGACTCCAGAAAGAAATAGAAGCTCAGAGAAAGAAAATTGAGAAAGAGCAAACTCATTATCAAACCGCTTATGACCGTCTTATGAAGCAGTTAGAACACTCTCCTGATGATGAAGCTCTTCTATCAAAAAAAGCCGAACTTGAAAATCAATTGAAAGACATTGATAAGGCAATAAAGGATATCGATTATCGTGAAGCAAATCAAAGAGCTGGATATGTTTATGTAATATCTAATATCGGAGCATTTGGTCCAGATGTTTACAAAATTGGTATGACAAGGCGCTTGGATCCTCAAGATCGAGTTGATGAGCTCGGTGATGCATCGGTTCCATTTAACTTTGACGTACATGCCATGATTTTTTCTGATGATGCTCCTGCATTGGAGACAGCTTTGCATAAAGCTTTTGAAGACAGAAAACTTAATATGGTTAATACACGTAGAGAATTTTTCCATGTAACACTTAACGAAATAAAGGATGTTGTAAAGAAAAATTTTGATAAGACAGTTGAGTTTATTGATGTTCCAGATGCGGAACAATACAGGATAAGCTTGAAAATGCAGCAAGAAATGAATTAGATATTTCAAGCCTATCATCGCCCACGAAAGGATGTGATCACATGCCATTATTAAAAGATGACCATTATACCATTGAAGATATCTACGCTCTTCCGGAAGGAAAAAGAGCCGAACTCATTGACGGACAGATCTACGACATGGCACCGCCAAGTCCATTACATCAAGAACTGGTTCAGCAATTAAGTCGGACTATCGGAAATTACATTGAAAAGAAAGGTGGACCGTGCAAAGTATATCCTGCTCCATTTGCAGTATTTCTAAATGAAGATGATACAACTTATGTAGAGCCAGACATCAGTGTCGTCTGCGACAAAAGCAAGATCTCACACCGTGGATGTGAGGGGGCACCGGACTTCGTGATTGAAATCGTGTCTCCAAGCAGCCGGAAAATGGATTATTCGCTAAAGAACACCCTTTATACCAATTCAGATGTTCGAGAATACTGGATCGTGGATCCGGCAATAAAGCGGACTACCATTTATCGGTATGATGATGATGTTGCACCGATCATTATTCCGTTTGATGATTATGTGAAGGTTGGAATATATGGCGATCTTAAAATCTGCATTGCAGATCTGTTGAAATAAAAAAAGAAACGCCCCTGCTGACAACAGAGGCGGATCTATTGAATACTATACAGTGCCAAGGCACGATATAACATTCCGTGAACAAGAGTATTATATCACATTTCCCTGGCACCTGCATAGGTGTTATTTTTATACCCATTTTTGTGCGACATCACACATATAATTACAGGAAGGTGATACAATGAGCGTAAAATATGCATACGGTTACATCCGAGTATCCACTCATGATCAGGAAGAGATCTCCCCGGACTCCCAGGAGCACCTCCTCCGGGACTATGCAGCCAAGAACAATATTGTAATCCTGAAGATCTTCACGGACCTAGGTATCTCCGGAAGAAAAGCCAATAAGCGTCCCGGCTTCCAGGAGATGATCGGACTGGTCAAAGGTGACGATCATCCGGTTGATCAGATCCTGGTATGGAAGTTCTCCAGGTTTGCCCGGAATCAGGAAGAATCCATCGTATACAAATCTCTGTTGAAGAAGCAGCACAATGTGGATGTTATCAGCATATCGGAGCCCCTCTCCGACAATCCTTTCGGTTCACTGATTGAGCGTATCATCGAATGGATGGACGAATACTACTCTATCCGGCTGTCCGGCGAAGTATACAGAGGTATGAAAGAAAATGCACTCCGCGGAGCATACCAGGCACGTCCGCCACTCGGCTACAAAGTCGTGGAGCATGGCAAGCCACCGGTGATCGTTCCGGAAGAAGCAAAAATTGTTCGGACCATATTCGAAAAATATACAAATGAAGGTATAGGCTTCTTTGATATTGCCCGATACCTGAATTCTTTAGGACTCAAGACTTCGCATGGAAAGCCATTTGAGCGAAGATCTATCGAATACATCATCCATAATCCTTCCTATTGCGGTATGATCCGATGGAACCGGACAGAGAACAGCACCAATCGTATCAAGGATAAGGATGAATGGATTGTTACAGAAGGGCAACAGCCGGCTATCATATCAAAGGAATTATTTGAATCGGCACAGGAGCGATTTAAAGCCAGCTACAAGCCGGTTGGCAAGCGTCCCTCTTCCACTTATAAGCACTGGCTCTCCGGACTACTGAAATGCCCGGATTGCGGACGCACATTAACCTCAACCACGATGAAACGAGTCAATGGGGAAAAATATTCTTACTTCTCCTGCTACGGATACAGCAAAGGAAAATGCAAAAAGCCGAACGGCATCAGCTCACTGGTCCTTGAGAAGGAAGTTCTGGCCGGCATCAAAGAAGTGTTGGATACCAAAGATATTGTCTATGAATTGCGTGAATATCAACCCACAGAGCAGTTTGACGAGCGCAAGGCTATAACGGAACAATTGGAAAGTTTAACCGGCAAAGAGGAACGAATAAAAGCCTCCTACCGGGAAGGGATTGATACACTGGAAGAATATAAAGCGAATAAAGCTATCATTCAGAAAGAACGGGAATCCTTAGAACAACAATTAAAGGAATTGAAAAAGGCAGCGCATAAATCTGATCAGGATCCAGCGGATGCCATGCTGCAAAAGGTTCGCAGCGTGTATGATATTCTCATCTCCAACAATTATACATACGTGCAAAAGAACGAAGCTCTGAAACAGATTATCGACAAGATTATCTACGATCGTAAGAATGATTCTCTTAAAATCTACTTTTTCTTATACAGGTAAAATGCCCGCAAGCCCAGTAAAATCAAGAACTTGCGTGTACTTTATAGGTTATAACAATTTGGTTGACCCAATGGGGATCCAAATCCTTAGGCGACCAGGGCTATTCCCCTATCGAAATTCTCCGTTACTACTACGGTGACGACATGTACATTAACACCGCCGAAGCCATCTCCGGCATCCCATCCTCCTGGCCTGGCTATACTCTGGAAATTGGTTCTTCCGGCAATAAGGTTTTGCAGATGCAGGAACAATTAAATGTCATAGCAGGTGCTTATCCTGCTATTCCGAAAATTACTGCTGACGGGATTTACGGACCTGCAACTGCAGAATCAGTCCGTACATTCCAGAAAGTATTCGGACTGCCACAGACCGGAACAGTCGATTATACTACATGGTATAAAATTTCCGAAATTTACGTAGGCGTATCACGAATTGCTGAACTGTATGGATAATAATCGAATCGCTCTAATGATAAACGGCTTAATCAACCCTGAAAAGAAAGGATGGTAACATGAAAGCAAAAGATTGGAAAAAATGGGCTAAATGTGCCGGTATCAGGGCAATAAAGACTGTCGCGCAGACCGCCATAGCAACAATTGGAACCGTAACTGTACTTGGGCAGATAGACACGAAATTAGTAATTTCCACATCCATGCTGGCCGGAATATTATCACTGCTAACCAGTATTACCGGTTTGCCGGAATGTAATTCTGAAAACAAATAATGCTCTCTTTTGTATACTTTTGTATCAAAAGTCCCCCTTAAGTAGACTTTATCTATTTTTGGTATGCTTCCCGTCAAGAGGACAATAAAAAATAATAAATTTTTGTATCGTCAGCCATGCTATG